CGGCGCAGGTGGGGTTGGTAGTGGTGGCTCTTTAAATATTGGCGGCGATGGCGGCGGATCGGGTAGTGCCATTTCGGGTAGTATTCTATTTGGTGGAAAAGGTGGCAGTTCAATAATGGGTGGTGGCGGCAATGGCGTAGCTGGTAGTTCTGGTGGTGCTGCGGGTAGAAGTTATGGCGGTGGTGGAGGAGGAGCATCAAGACCATTGGGCACTTCAGGCACACACACAGGCGGCGCAGGGGCTAATGGCGTGGTTATTATTGAGGAGTTTTTCTAATGTTGGCTTTAATATCACCAATGGAAAAAGTTATAGATTANTTAGGCAATGAAGGTGTCAGAATTTGCCAAGTTGAATCAGTATCTTTTGAAGTTGCACAACCTTTGTTTTGGACTGCTTGTCAAGATGATTGCATAGCAGATCAATGGTATTACATACAAGAGCAATGCAGACCAATACCGCAACAACCAATAGTTGAAGAAATAATAGAATAGGATAATAAATGTGCGACAAGATAAGACAATTTGAAGTTGATCAATATGTGCATTTGAAAGATTTTTTGCACAAAGATTCATGTTTTGAATTAACGCAACAACTTAAATTATTGGTTGAGCAACAACAAACAACAAAAGATACACAATGCCCATTATCAGATGCGGTTCATGGCGCATCTATATTTGACAAATTACTTGTAGATTTATTGCCACATTTTGAATTAGCATCTGGTAAAAAATTATATCCAACTTATTCTTATGCGCGTTTATATGCGCCTAATGATGAATTGGTTATTCATACAGACAGGGAATCGTGCGAAATAAGCGCAACCATTACTTTAGGTTTTGAAGGTGATGTATGGTCTATTTATATGGGCGATGCAGACAAACAAAACGCAAGCAAAATTGATATGGAAATTGGTGATGCCGTTTTATATCATGGCATGACTAAGCATCACTGGCGTGAAAAATACACTGAAGGCAAATGGCAAGCGCAAGTGTTTTTACATTATGTAGATGCAAACGGTAAATATGCTGATTGGAAGTTTGATAAAAGAGAAAAGTTAAACTTACCATCAACAGAAATAAATCAGTGGATTTACACAGACATATTAAATGATGATGCTTGCACTAAATTAATAGCATCATACGATAAAGAAATTATAGAAAAACAATTGCCTTATATTGGCGATGGCGCAGTTAATACAAACATTAGAAATGTTGAACGTATCATACTGTCAACATATAAAGACATTGGCGGCAGGTTAGCTGCGGCAGGATTAGCAGCAAATCATCAAGCATGGAAGTTTGATATTACGCATTCTAATCAAGCAGAGTTTTTAAAGTATCCGGCAGGCGGTCGCTATACAACTCATGTTGATTCGTTCTTAGACCCAACTGCGGAAGAATGTAGAAAACTTACAGTTATTGCATTTTTGAATGATGACTTTGAAGGTGGGAAATTTTATTTCATGCAAGGTAGTGAAAAGGTTTATCCATTGCAGAAAAAAGGTACAATAATTGTATTTCCTTCATTCATTCCGCATGGAGTTGAGGATATAATTTCGGGAACACGATATTCCGTAGTTTGTTGGATGGTCGGAAAATTCTTTAGGTAAATATTATGGCAACGGTGAATGAAGTGGAAGCAAAAGTTAATTCTCACATCGACATTTGCAGCGTTAGATATGAAGGCATAGAACGTGAAATGCGTGGCGTTAATGCCCGATTAAAAAGATTAGAAACAATTATGATTGGCGGGGCAGGAACAATCATAATTTTATTAATTAATCTGCTTGCAAGATAAGACACCATAGAAACAAAAGGGTAATGCAATGGTGATTTATGATCGAATTAGCGGCAGTAGGGTTGGCGATTCAAGGCGCAAAATTAGCGATTGAAGGCATTAAACAAACCGCAGAATTAATGCGTGGCACATTTGATGAGATAAACAAATGTGTTAATTCCGGCAAAGAATTATCTGCGTCAATGAAACCCATTACAAAGTTTTTTTCATTGGCAAGCACATACGAAATAAATAAAACAAAATTAGAAGAAGCAAAACGCACTCAAGACATTGCCTTAGAACAAGGCATGAAAATAAATAATCCTATTGGCGATGCTGAATATGTCATTGAAATGATGACAATAGATAGGGAAATAAAACAATATTATGACCAAATAAAACACTACTTTATTTATCATTTTGATGAATCGGGTTTGTGGGATGAATTTTGGTCGCGTCTAAGTAAACTTCGCGCAGATCGTGAAGCAAAAGCGGAAGCAAGGCGCAGAGAAGAAACAGAAAAAAGATTGCAAATTGCTGCCGAAAAAATGAAAGCAAAACGCAAGCGACAAAAGATTATTGATTTTTGTTATACGATTACTGGTGCAATAGTTATAACTGGCATTTTGTACGGTTTTATTGTTGCAATGATTTGGATGCTTAATCAAGGGGGTTATTGATGTTGCCATTACTCGTTCCAATATTAACGCAGCTTGCAGGCGCAGGTATGCAAAAGGTTGTTGATTCCGTACTGGATAAAGGTGTTGCTCATGTTGAAGATAAATTAGGCATCACATTAACGCCTGATGCTGATGGCAAACTTTCTGATGAAAAGCTATCGTCATTAAAAGAAGCGGCGATGAAGCATGAAGAATTTATGTTCGAACAAGAGGTTAAAGATCGCGGTGATGCAAGGGCTGCGCACTTAGCTATAGCAACAAATGCTAATGTACATTGGCTTGAAAAACTTGTTATGCCAATCCTTGCGCTTGGTATTGTAATGGTTGCGTTTTTGTTAGTTGGCGTTTTAATGTTTATTAATATCCCAGACAGTCAAGAGAACATAGTTATATATGCTTTAGGCTTTCTTACTAGTGCTGCTACTCAAGTGATTTCGTTTTATTTTGGTAGTTCGCAAGGTAGCAAAGACAAAGCAGATTTATTAGCGACTAAAAAATGAACCTATCCGAAAACTTCACGCTAGAAGAAATGATTGCCAGTGAAACGGCTGCGCGTCATCACATTGACCAAACACCATCTAATGAAGTTTTGATGAACCTGCGCCGTTTGGCATTGTTTCTAGAGGATGTACGAAAAGTTTTAGATAAGCCAATACAGATCAGTAGTGCCTATCGTAGTCCATTAGCGAATGAAGCAGTGGGTGGAAAAAAAACCTCACAACATTGTCGTGGGGCTGCCGCAGATATAAAAGTTAAAGGCATGACACCAGACCAAGTGGTACGAGCAATCATTAAATCCGGCTTGGCTTATGACCAAGTAATTCGTGAATTTTCAGACCCAATTAAAGGCGGCGGTTGGACTCATGTAAGCATTCCAAATGGCAAAGACCTTGCCCCAAGAAAGCAGGCGTTAATCATCGACAGTAAAGGTTCTAGGGCGTTTGCTTAAACTTTAAATCGTAACAGGCTTTGCAAACCCAACGCCTTGATTTGCGGTTATCTGCTATTTTCCAATAACCATTCATTGATGGGCGTGTCATTGTGCAGTTAGTACAATATCTGAATGCTTCCATGCTTGTACTTGCTAATTCATAAAGCATTACTTATCCCTAAAAATATAAACAATCGCAACCGCGCAACCTATTGCGGTTAATGATATACCAAAAAATATGCCAGATAAAACGTATATTGATTTAATCCATTCCATTTATCGATGCCTATTTCTAATTGTTTTTATGGTTGTTTTTGGTGTCATTGCTAATTTTTGTTCTAATGAATTGTTTCTTAAATATTCATTTAATTTTTTTTCTTTTTTAACTGTGTACATTGCAGATTTTCTTTCATTTATATCTAAACGAGTTGTATTTTCACATTTTAATTTGCTACTACCTAACCAATTTAATATTTTAATGTCATCTTCAGGCTTTCCATCAAATAATTTATCACTTAATGGTTTTAATTGAATACCTATAAATCTTGCTACCCTTTGTTGAATATAAGAAGTTGTGCGGATTAAATCTTTGTCCAAAATGCAAATATTATATGGTCTTAACCACAATCGTAATCTTTCAATTGTTACATCTTTGCGCCATGCTCGAATCAACATGGCATCATAAATTCTTTGCTTTTCTTCTTTGCTTAAAATTTTATTAGGCATCAAATTTCCTTTGCGATATAGCATTATAAGAATGCAATTCGTCTGCCCAAATTGATTCTTGCATAGCACGAGAACCTGCAACATAACCTAATTCATAACTGGAAATTAATAGTTTTTTTTCTGCTTCGCCAAATCCTTTTAAATCTTCAATCAATTTAATAAAATTTTCTTTGTTCATGGTTCACCTATCATTTTTTTAGTATTAAATAATGTTTGATGTGCGGGATAAGTTTTTTGCCATAACCTTGCATAAAACGCGATAAAGTTATTGCATATTTTAAATTCTTTACCAGTTGTAACCATATAAACTTCCCAACGAATACGATTAATAATTAACCAATGGCTAATTTTTTTGCGTTTTTTGGCTATGGCTTCAAATGTAAATTTTTGAAAGTATTGCCAGACCATAGGATTTTCGCGGTGATAATCTTCCCATTCTGCCAATCGTGCATTGTAAATAGCACGCTCCATTGTTTCTTGTATATCTAATTCTTCTTGTATCATTGTAATTTTCCTTCACCTCGTCTATTGGCGTTATAAGTGCGCCATGCTTCAATAGTTGATGTTGCTGCAACCATGCCCCATCGATTTAATTCGTCTTGATATACGGCATCTTTAAGGGCTTCCAAATGTGTTTTATAATTTTGATGAGTGTAAGCATAAGATTCTTTTTCTAAAATTGTCATGTTTACGCATCTAACAATCAAATCTGCTTTGACAACTTTTCGATATTCTTCCATGTAAACTTTGTTCGCCCTTGCTTGCGCTGCTTTTGGTGCATTGGTACGCAAATAATCAAGGGCTTTTTGTACATCTTCATCTGTAATGATTTCTTTCATATTTCCTCACATTGAATAAGGTGGGCTACTCGCTGCACCTTTCGGCATCCGCTTTTGCCCATAAAACTAAAATGGAATTTCTGAATCCTGAAAATCATCCGCAGGCTTTGCATTTTGTTTTGGTACTGGTTTATCTGCCGATAATTTACCGCCTAACATTTGGAAATTTTCACAGGTGATTTCAAATGCAGTGCGTTCGATGCCTTGTTTATCGGTGTATTTTTTAGATTTGATTTTGCCTTCCACATACACTGCGCTGCCTTTATGCAAGTATTGTCCGGCAACTTCGGCTGCTTTACCAAAAATGCTAACTCTATGCCATTCGGTTTCCTCTTTCATTTGCCCACTGGCTTTATCTTTCCACTTGCTTGTTGTTGCAAGGCTAAGATTAACCACAGCATCACCATTGGTTGCATAACGCACTTCAGGTTCTTGCCCAAGATTACCCACTAAAATCACTTTGTTTACGGATGCCATTATTTGTTTTCCTCTTTAAATTTTTTGATTGCGCTGCGGATTTTTGAATCTAACTGTGACCATAATGCACTAGTCCAATCAGCATCTAGTTCAAGGCTTTTGACATACTCAACGCATCCGGCAATGTCATCTTTTGCTGCCATAGCAATTACTTCAACGGCAAAGCTGCGAATTTGGTCTTGGTCTGCAAGCGGCATTTTGTCGAATACATCTTGCGTCACAGATTTGGCTGCGGCAGGTTTAGGTGCAGATTTGGTTGCTGCATTACCATCATCATCTTCTGGCGCAATGCCACAGGCTGCCATAAGGCTATATCTACGAGCATAGGTTAATGCGCTGCCGTAACCTTGTGCATCATGTTTAATAGCGGGAACATATAATTTACCACTGGTTAATTTTTCGCCTGATTCATGTATAAATATTGTTTCAATACAAACACCATTTTCTGCTTCATGTGAATATTGCATCATAGAAATGCAATTATTATTAAGGGCATCTATTACTGCTTCAACGCAGGCAGCAAGATCAGCATATCTTGATCGGAAATGCGGATTAGTTGATGTTTTAAGCGCAGCACCAAATTGGCTTTGGGCTTTTACAAATGCTGAACAAATTTTTGTATTACTCATGTGTTTTCCTTCACTTTGATTTTGTTAGGGTCTTTTAAACTTTCAATGCCTTTGATGCTCAACGTGCGTACTTCTGCCCATTTTTTTTGAATTTCAGGGTTTTCCGATGGTGGTATCCATCCATATAACAACTTCCATCTAATTGTTATATCGGTGGATGCTCCTGTCCAAATAAATTCACTCGATTTTGTTGCCATTATTTTTATCCTTCCATGAATGCAACCACTAAAAAACATAAAGCAATTAATGCAAACAAAACTTTAGGGTGCTGCGCCAACCAATCATTAGGATTAAGTAATTTGTTTAACATGGGAATTTCTCCAAATTAAAAATTTTGCCAAGAACATTGTGCGGGTCATAAGTTGACCAAATGTTGTAATGGTGGCTGCCCTTGTAATCCCAAATAGCGCATTCGCAACCGTCAACCATAAAAGCCCATGAGTTGACTACTTTGTCAGGGTCATCTTCATAGTTAGGTTCAAAACCTAAAATATCTATAATTTGCTGCTTGGTGTATTTGGATAATGTGCCAGTTCTGTAGCTGCCGGACATTTGAATTGGGATGATTTGCATTTTGTTTCCTTCACATTGAACCCGCTAAATCGCTGCGGTATGTAAGAACAATAATCGATAATTGTAGGTTGTGCAAGCATTATTTGATTAATTTTGTACATTTTTTTAAATATCACAAAATACTTGCTTTTTTGATGAAAATTGCACAATAATTGCCTTTGAATCATTTTTTAATTGATGAAAAGGAAACAAAATGTCAAGAGTTATGCCCCGAAGAAGCATGAAAATGTTTACATTATTGGAATGCATTTACGAATTAGGTGGTGCAACTTATGCCGATGTTTTGAATGAAATAGGCAACATAAGTAGTCGTGGCACACCGTCTGAAATGACCAAATTCTTTAATAATGCGCTAGATGCAGGTTATGTTTACATGGTTGGCGATAAGTATAAGGTTTTGCCGGATGTGGCAGCACACATTGATTCAGTGCTGAAAATGGAAGGTAATTACAAACCTAAAGATTTAGTGCAACCTGCTTATCGCAATATTTTTACACCTGAATTAAAGGGTTATGAAGCTAAACTTTTTAGAAACAAGAGAGGGTACGAAAATGGATTTAAATGAATATTTGAAAGAGCATGGCGCAGCAAAACGATTGGCAGACAAATCACGCATATCACCGCCTGAAATATCACGTTTGCGTACTGGCAAAAAGAAAATCACGTTTGCTACGGCTGCCGCAATTGAATTTGGTAGTGATGGCGCAATCAAGATGGAATCACTGCTAGAAGATCAGCACGATAGAACAATTGCAGGCTTTATTCGTGCAAATGTTTCGCAGTAATAAACTGTTAAAGGCGGCAAAAGGGCAGTCATGCATGGTTCAAATACCAAACGTATGTAATGGAGACAATGAAACAACTGTGGCTGCCCACAGCAACCAATTAAAGCATGGCAAAGGCATTGGCATAAAAGCGCACGATTGCTTTATTGCTTGGTCTTGTAGTAGTTGCCATGCTGAAATAGATCAAGGCAAATTGAGCAAAGAGGATAGAAACTTTTACTGGCAACAAGGGTTTGAACGTACTTTGCTTGCTATGTTTGCGCTTGGTATAGTCGTGGTTGCTTGATATAATCGTGATGAAGGCTAGGGAGTGCAACCCGAAAAGGCGATTTCTCACCGCTCTGCCTTGATTTATTTTGTGAGTGCCGGAATTAACAATTCCATGAGAAAGGCATAAATGCATTACTACAAATTTGAGATTGCCGTTTGGCATCTTCATACTTCCCATTTATCGTTAATAGAAGAAGCGGTTTATTTCCGGCTTATAAATTTTTATTACGATACAGAATCACCTATCCCAACAGAAACCCATTCGGTTATTCGTAGGTTACGACTTACAGAATATAGTGAAATAGTTGTGCAAATTCTTAATGAATTTTTTGAATTGCATGATGATGGTTGGCATCAAAAGCATTGCGATACCAAAATAATCGAGTATCACGCCAAAGGAAATACCAATAAAAACAATGGTAAGAAGGGCGGCAGACCAAAGAAAGCAAAAGAAACCCAATCGGTTATTTCTGATAACCCAGACATAACCCTAATAACTAATAAAGAATTAAGAATTAATAATAATGAATTAGGAATTAAGAATAATAATAAAGATACTTTTTTAGGGTTTGAAGATTTTTGGTCTGCATACGATCATAAAAAATCAAAGCCATTAGCGCAAAAAGCATGGAAGCAAATTGGTGTTGATGATGGTTTACTTTCAACAATACTTCATGCGGTTCATGCTTATGTACGAAATACGCCTGATAAGAAATATAGAAAACATCCGGCAACATGGCTTAATCAGAAATGTTGGGAAGATGAAATTACTGAATCTAAACCAGTAGAAACAGAAAAAGAACGTAAGACTAGAGAATTTTACGAGCAAATTTATGGAAAGGGCGTTAAAGATGAGCAATTTACAATCGATGCAGAATAATCAAATACCTACATCATGGATTGATGCCCTATTCATAAAGATGGCGAATTTCTATGGCAATAAATTTAAATTGATGTGGGGCGATTCAGACATTAATCATGTAAAGGCAGTATGGACACAGGAATTGTCTAAACTATCTCGTGATGAAATTGCAAAAGGTGCAAACTCATTAGTCAATCAGGAATATTGCCCATCATTACCGCAATTTATAAAGTTATGCCGGACAGATATTGATGCGGTTGCTGCCTACTATGAAGCATTAAACGGTGTTATTGCTCGTGAAAAAGGCGAAATGGGCGAGTGGTCGCATCCGGCTATATTTTGGGCAACCACTAAGATTGGTTCATTCGATTTAAAGAACCAGACGTATAGCAACATCAAGGCACGATGGGAAAGGGCTTTAAACGAGGAAATAAACAATGGTCAATGGGCAGACATACCACAAGCGCAAATCGCCTTACCTGCGCCTGCTACGCCTATCACAAAGGATATTGCCGACAAGTATTTAGCAGAAACGCAGATCATTAAGAATCAAGAATCAAAAACAGACCATAAGTTATGGGCAAAAAAGATTATGCAACGTCATCAAGATGGTGATAAAACGCTAACACATATACAATTATCAATGGCAAAAGATGCGCTTGCTGCAAAAGATTATTAAGGAAAGGGCTTATGAATGAGTTGGCTCTTTTCGCAGGAGCTGGTGGAGGAATACTTGGGGGAAAACTTCTCGGATGGCGAACAGTCTGCGCTGTCGAATGGGAACCATACCCAGCAAGCGTATTGTGCGCCAGACAAAATGACAAAGTTCTCGAAACTTTCCCGATTTGGGATGACGTTCAAACCTTTAACGGAACAAGATGGAGAGGAATTGTTGACGTTGTATCTGGCGGGTTTCCATGCCAAGACATCTCCGCAGCAGGAAAAGGAGTTGGAATTGATGGAGAGCGATCTGGAATGTGGGGAGAAATGGCAAGGATCATTCACGAAGTACGACCAAGATATGCGTTCGTGGAAAACTCACCAATGCTCACTTCTAGGGGACTTGGACGAGTTCTCGGAGACTTGGCCGGCATGGGGTTTGATGCGAGATGGGGAGTGTTGGGAGCAGCAGACGTTGGAGCAAACCATCAGAGGGACAGGATATGGATTGTCGCCAAATGGCGTGGACAGCTCACACACACCCAACACAACAGGGTTAGACGGTGGGAGCAACAACAGGAAATCATTAAAAAAGAAAATGAATCAATGGCCTACTCCTGTGACGAGGGATTACAAAGATACAGGGACAAAGGAATCAATGACAAGGGCATTGAACAAAAGAGATTCACCGGGTCTAGCTTTGTTGGTGGGTGCGGAAACTGGTGGAAAATTGAACCCAACATTCACCGAGTGGTTGATGGGTTGGCCGCTAGAGTGGACAGAATTAAAGCCATTGGTAACGGACAAGTGCCATTGTGTGCAGCAACAGCATGGAAAATATTAAGTGAAATGTATTAAATGCGAACACATAGCAATCAAGGATTATCCTAGCCATGCACAGGTTGGTTTAGGTAGATGCACAAAAGAAAGATATGCTACGTTTTACGCATTAATGAAAGATCACGCTTGTCAAATGTACTTAAAAACGGCACAGGAAAAGATTGAAAAAAGGATAAAATGGTATGAGAATCGCCCGAATAGATGACAATCAGAAGCAAATTGTGCGATTTTTGCGTGATAAAGGCGTATCTGTAAGCATTACAAGTGCTACAGGCAAAGGTTTTCCCGATTTAGTATGTGGTTATAAGGGCAAAAACATTCTTTTGGAATTAAAAGATGGGGCAAAACCGTTATCAGCGCAAAATTTAACACCAGAGCAAAGGATTTGGCATTATGATTGGCGTGGGCAAGTTGCTGTGGTAAATTCGCCTGAATCTGCATGGCTAGAAATACTGAATCAAACAAAGGATTGATATGGTCACATACAAAATTGCTAAAGAAGCTGAAGAAAAAGAAACGCTAACCGATTTAGTAATGTGTTTGCTGCATAGCGCAACAGTTACACACATCATGCACTGGCAAACAGAAAGTTATGCTGCACATCAAGCATTGGGCGAGTATTACGAATCAATACCTGATTTGATTGATGCTGTCATTGAAGCATATCAAGGCAAGACCACAATCATATTGCGTGATTTCCCAATTGAATCGGAATCATATGAGCAAATGACACCACTTGCATATATGGAATACATAAGCAATTCAGTAACGATTGGCAGATCATTATTTGGTACAGATGC